CTCGGTGGCGCCCGACACGCCGCAGTGGGTCAAGTTCCTGCTCGACCACCGGGCCAAGCCCTTCGGGTTCGCCCGCGGCTTCGAGGACCGAGGCGACGCGCTGTACGCCGTGCTCGAGGTGCCACGCGAGGAGCTGTCCGACCCTGAGGTCGCGGCCGCCATGCGCCAGATGGCCAACGGCGTGCGCGACGCCGTGTCGGTCGGCGTTGTCATCAACGAAGCGGACGAGACCCCCCAGGAGGACTCGCGCTGGAAGGTCCACTACCGGGCCACCCGCGCCGAGCTGCTCGAGATCTCATCGGTGGTGATCCCCCGCTTCCCCAACGCCCGCATCGGCGGCCTGGCCGCCACCTCTCAACTGGAAGGACAAGCCATGACCCCAGAGCAGATCGAAGCCGAGCGCCGCCGCCGCATGGCCGCCGGCGGGCCCGACGACGACGTCGACGAGGACCAGGCCGACGTCGACGAGGACCAGACCGACGAGGAGACGGCGCGCGCTGACGCCCACCGTCGCGCGACCACCCGCGCCAGCCGGCACACGGCGCGCCCGGCCACCGCGCCGCGCCACCGGTTCGCGTCGTTCGGGCACTACGCCTGCGCGGTGTACGACGGGCAGGTCGAGGCCGTCGAGCGGCGCCGCATCGACTTCGCGCTCACCGACATCACCTCCCAGGACATCCCCGGGATCATGCCCCCGCAGTGGGTCAAGGACTTCGCCGAGCTGCTCGACGACGGCCGCCCGGTGATCGAGGCCTTCGAGACCCGCCCGCTGCCCGAGACCGGCATGCAGATCAACTACCCGGTCAAGGTGATCACCCCGCCCATGGTCGGCCAGCAGGCGGCCGAGAAGACCGAGGTGGAGTCGGGCGGCTTCCAGATCAATCTGGCTTCCTCGAACGTGATCACCTGGGCGGGCGCCGACGACGTCGCCATCCAGGCCATCGAACGCTCGGAGCCCGACCTGTTGTCGCTGTACCTCGAGGAGCTGGGCTACCAGATGGCCCTGGAGTCCGACGGCGACTTCACCGCCGCGATGCTGGCCGCCATCGCGGCGGGCAACGAGGTGCCGATGGCTCGCACGGTGGCCGACATCAACACCACGCTGGCCCACGCCGCCCGGCTGGTGTTCCAAGCCCGTCGGGGCGCGCGTCCCCAGGTGATGGTGGCTGGGCTCGACGTGTGGGAGTTCCTAGTCGGCGCCACCGACACCGACGGACGGCCGCTGTTCCCCAACCTCAACGGCGCCAACCCCGTCGGGCAGCTTTCCTTCACCGACCTCAACGGTGAGGCCCGCGGGCTCACCGTGGTGTGCACCCCGAACATGCCCGACGACAAGGCCGTGATGGGCTGGCGGCGCGCCGCCACCACCTGGCTGGGCCCGGTGCGCACCCTGTCGGCCGACAAGCCCGCCAACCTCGGCCGCGACGTCGCCATCTACCAGTTCGGCACCTGGGCCGTGCGCCGACCCGACGCGCTCGTCGAGCTGACCCTGGCCGCCGCCGCGCCGGCCGCGGCGCGCTCGACGACGAAGAAGGCCGCTGAGTGACAGTCGAGTGGGTAACGCCCGCGGAGGTGATCGCCTACCTCGGTGAGACCGTCGCCGTCGACGACGAGTGGTTGGTGGCGTGCACCGCGGCGGCCAACGCGTTCGCCCGCCGCCGGCGGCAGGAGGCCGGCTACAGCAGCGACGTCGACGAGAGCTCTCCGGGCCCGGACGTCTCCAACGGCACCGTGCTCTACGCCGGTGCGCTGTTCCGGGCCCGGGGCGCCGCGGAGGGCTTCGCCGGGTTCGAGGACTTCGCGGAGTCGGCGCCGGCGTCGATGGGCACCGGCTGGACCCAGGTGAAGCGGCTGCTCGGCATCCCCCGGCCGGTGGCGGTGTAGCCGTGGACCTCAACGCCATCCGCGCCGACGTCGCCGGAAAGCTCACCGCCGCCGGCGTGCGCAACGTCACCGCCGACCCATCCAAGGTGCAGCCGCCCTGCGTGCTCGTCGACCTGCCCACGGTCCTGGTCGACTCGCCCCAGGCCCGGGTCGAGGTGCGGATCCGGGTCATCGCCACCCCGCCCGGTGGTGCCCACTCGGTGCGACGCCTCCTCGAGGACGTCGGCGCAGTCGTCACCGAGCTGCGCTGCCGGGAAGCCCGACCCGAGCGGTACGAGCAGGGCGGCCTCGACTGCCCCGCCTACAGCGCCCTGTCCGTCGTCAACGACACCATCTGCTGAGGAGCCGCCATGACCACCACCATCGACCAGATCATTCCCGGCACCGGGACCCTCAAGCTCGGCCTCACCGAAGCCGCGCTGACCCAGGACGTCACCTGCCAGTACACCTCGGCCCGGCTCGTCGGCTCCCCGAACCTGCAGGACGTCCCCGCCACCGGCTGCCAGCCCGCCTCCCAGGTCCCCGGCGCCACTTCGTGGGCCTTCGAGATCAACTGGCTCCAGGACATCTCCGATCCCACCGGCCTATCGATGTGGGCCTTCGGGAACGACACCAAGCAAGCATTCTTCGAGTTCGAGCCCTTCGGCACCGGCGCCGGCACCGTGAAGCTCACCGGTGAGCTGCGCGTCGTCGCCGGCCCGATCGGCGGCCAGGTCGACGTCGCCCTGCAGACCGACGCTGTGACCTGGCCGGTGATCGGCAAGCCCGAGGTCATCTACACCGCCGCCGTGATGGCTGCCGACGCCACCGAGGACGACGACGAGCTCGTCGAGGTCTGATGAGCGGCGCGGCGGCCGGGCTGCGCCGCCGGGCCCGCCGCCTGGAGCGCATCCCCACCAAGGTCCTCGACGACGTCGCCCGCGACGTCGACCAAGTAGCGCGCCGCATCGGCGGGACGATGTCCGGGCTCGGTGGCCAGCTCCGCACCCGCGCGATCCATCGCGCGGGACGCTCCCGCGCCGACGCGCGGATCCTGGCGGTGCCCCGCGCCGCGTGGGGTGTCGCGCAGGGCGGCGCCCGCCGGCACCCGATCGGTCGCGACGGTGAGCTGCTACGTGTCGGGCCCGGGGTACGGACCGGGCCGGTCCCCCACCCCGGGGTACGGGCCCGGCGGGCGTGGAGCCGTGTCGTCGACGCCGGCGCCGTCGACGCCCGCCGCCGCTGGGCGCGCGAAGTCCATGGGGCGGTGAGTCGTGGCTGACGAAGATCTCGAGCTGCGGATCTCGGCCGACGACGACGCGTCGAAGGTCCTCGAGGACATCGCGGAGCAGGCCGAGGACCTGGAGGATCGCGACGTCGAGCTCGAGGTCGATGTCGACGACCGCAAGGCCGTGCGCAGCCTCGACGACCTCGAGGGCACCGCCAAGGACATCGCCGGGCAGGACTGGATCGTCGACTTCAAAGCCGACGTCGACCAGGCCAAGCGCGACGCCGCCCAGCTCGAGCAGCAGCTCCGCCAGACCGGTGAGGCCGGCGACACCGCCGGCGACAAGGTGGCCGGCGTCGGCGGCTCGCAGCGGGTCAACGCCATCCGGGACCTCACCGGCCCGCTCGGTGAGGTCTCCACCCAGGTCGGTGACTTCGGTGACAGCTTCATCGCGGCGGGCGAGACCATCGGCCAGCAGATGGGCCTGTCCGAGCAGGCCATCGGCCGGCTGGCCTCGGTGCTCGGCGTCGGCGGGATCGCCTTCGGCGCGGTGCTGTCGTTCTGGCAGATGTTCAAGAAGCAAGCCGAGGACGCCCGCAAGAAGGCCCAGGAGGTCCAAGAGGCCCTCGCCGCCGGCGAGTTCACCAAGGCCGCCCAGGACATCCAGGACCAGTACGGCGGGCTCATCGACCAGGCCAACGGCTACGGCATCTCGCTCCAGCAGGTCATCGACTTCCTCACCGGCACCACCGACTCGCTCGGCCGCTACTCCACCAAGATCGCCGCCGCCGGCGACCCCCAGGCCCGCGTGAACGCCCTCATGGAAGAGTTCGGCGACCTGACCGCCAACCAAGCCCTCGGCCTGCAAGGCCTCCTCGGCCAGCTCGACGAGGCCCGCTCCACCTACGACGCGGCGGGCGACTCCATCCAGAAGGCGCAGCGCCGCCAGTTCGAGCTGACCAAGGCCGTGGGTGGCACCACCAGCGCCTACCTCGAGCAGGCCCGGGTGGCGGTGCCGGAGGTGCGGGCCGAGATCCTCAAGTACGTCGCCGCCCAGGAAGGCATCCCACCGCAGAAGATCACGAAGATCCTCTCCGAGCTGGACCCCACCGACGTCGACGAGGTCGAGAAGGAGCTCGACCGCATCACCAAGCCTCGCACCGTGCCGATCACGCTCAACGGCGTCACCATCGGGGTACCCACCGGGCCCGGCACGCGCACCGCGCCGTCGTCGGTGACCAACGTGTTGGTGAACATGCCCCGCGGGTCACGGTGGAGCTCTGGCACGGTACGCGAGGCCAACCGGTGGGCTCGACGCAACGGTGGACGGATGTTGCGCCCATGAGGGCCCTCGATCAGGCGCTCCCCACCGTGGCACCCGGGCCGCGCCCCGACCGGTTGCCGGGCTGGGCCGCGGACCTGTACCTGGCCATCGAACGGCTCCCGGTGTCCGCCTACCACTGGGACGACTTCGAGGCCCGCTGGGACGACCCCGAGAGCGACTACCGCTGGGATGACTTCACCGAAGGGCTGATGGTCGACGCCACCTGCGACTGGTCGGGCCTGGAGATCGAGGTCGGCTCCGACGACCCTGAGGGCCGTGTCGATGCCAGCCGGCTGGTGGCCACCATCCGCAACGACGACGGCCAGTGGTCCCAGTACGACAGCTTCGGGCGGCTGATCGCCTACGAGCCCGGATCGAAGCTGATGGTGTGGGCCGACGACGGCCAGGCCTGGTGGCTGTTCTCCGGGATCGTCGTGGCGTGGCGGGAGCTCCCCGACGGCACCATCGAAGTCGAGGCCTTCGACGCCGCCTCTGATCTGAACGAGTCGATCGGCGAGTGGCTGCCCGGTGTCTGGGGGCAACGCCCCGAGACTCGCATCGCCGCCATCTTGACCCAGGCCGGCTACAGCGGGCCCAGCCGCCTCGACCCCGGCCAGGTCACGCTCTCCACGGCCGTCTCGACGGCCACACCGTGGGAGGAGCTCCAGGCCGTCGCGCTGTCCGATGGCGGCTTCGTCGGCGTCGACGTGGACGGCACCGTCATCTTCCGCAACCGGTCGTGGCCCGGTGGGCGCGCCGACCAGACCGGGGTGCGGGCCTTCACCGACAACGTCTGCGACCTCGACGCCGGGCTCAACGTGTGGGACCTCACGCTCCTCACCGACGACGAGGTCACCGTCACCGCGCTCACGTTGACCAACATGGACCAGGTCACCGTCCACGCCTCGACGCCGGCGCCGCGGGCCTTCACCGATGCCCGCTCCGGGGACCAGTGGATCACCGCCGCCGATGGCCGGGCGCTGGCCGCCGCCATCGTGGCCCGCCGCTCCCAGGCGTACGTCCGCGTCGAGGAGTTCGCCCTCCACCTCATCGACCCGCTCCAGGACCTGTGGCGCGCCGGGATCGATCTGCGCATCGGGGACCTGGTGCGCCTGGTCCACGACCAGCCCGCCGTCGACGGACCCAACCGCATCGACCTGCTCCACGCCGTGCAACGCGTCCGCCACGACATCACCCCCGACGCCTGGCTCGTCACCGTCGGCACCACCCGGGCCGTGGGCAACAACGTGCTCTACCGCTGGGATGGCACCGGGCTGCGCTGGGACCAAACGGACACCCTCAAGTGGGGCTACTGAGGAGGACGCATCGTGCCCATCACCATCGGCCCGCTCAACAACGTCCCCGCACCGGGCGACCCGATCACCTCACCGTGGGCGCAGGCCGTGTCGAAGCTCGCCTATCACCCGATGGCGCTCGCCACCCGGCCCATCACCCAGAACCACGCCACCGGCGCCTGGGTGCCGCCGTCATGGTCGGCCGAGCTGCGCGACACCGCCAACCTCCACGACATCGGCACCAACCCGATGCGCTTCACCATCCCCGCCGGCTACGCCGGGCTGTGGCTGTGCACACAGACCGTCGACTTCTCCGCCAACGGCACCGGCCGGCGCGGGCTGCGCTTCACCGTCAACGGCGCCGCCGCCGTGTCCTACGGCGTGATCCTCATGGCGGTCTCGACCGGCGGCGGCACGCACACCATGTCGACCGTGGCGCTCGTGCCCGCCGTCGCCGGCGACTACATCGAAGGCGGCGCCTTCCAGGACTCCGGGGCCACGCTCACCATCGGCGGACCCAACACCATGATGGGCGTCGCGCTGCTCGGCGCTGACTGATGCCCCTGTACCGGCTCGAGGAGGGCTCCGGGCTCATCGCCGCGCTGCTCAAGGTGCAGCGCCAGACGAACCTGCGCTACGCGACCGTGGCCGAGCGAGCCGCCCAGCTCCCGACACCGCTGCTGATGGACATCACCGCCATCGAAGCCACCCGGGCCGTCGAGTACTGGGACGGCAACGCCTGGCAGCCACTCGCCGGCGACACCTCCGCGCTCGCCGCCCGGGTCACGACGCTGGAAGGTCAGATGTCGGCGCTCACCGCCCGCGTCACCGCGCTCGAGGCCCGCCCCACCGCGCCCATCTGGAACGGCGGTGTCACCAACATCATCACCGGCACCGAAGGCAACGCCTCGATCGCCCACGGGCTCGGCACCACACCGCGCGCCGTCGTCGCCGTCGCCGCCTACCAAGTCCTCGGTGGCGGCGCCATCACCGACGTCTGCGACATCGACGGCACCAACGCCTCCACCTTCGGTGTGCGGATGGCCAACAACCACGGCGACTTCCTCAACTCAGCCAGCCTCTGGGTCTGGTGGCTGGCGATGGCCTGAAAGGAGGCCCCGATGTTCGACGACGACCCTGAAGACGGCTGGGACCGCGACGACCCGCCCACGATCCTGGTACCGCTGCTCGTGCGGATCGTGTACTCGATCGAGCACGAACGCTCCGCCGGTGGGATCACCGACCGCAACGCCACCCGCGTCGCCGACACCCTCGTCGACGTCCGCCAGCTCCGCCGCCGACGTGACCTGCCCCCAGGCCACGAGCAGCTCCTCGGCGACCTCGAGGACCGGCTAGTGGTCCTCTGATGGGCGGCCGCTACCTCACCGACCTCGCCGACGTGCTCCGCCGGGCCGGGCTCACCGTCACCGAAGTCGACGGCTGGCAGACCCGCTCGCGCTCATCCGGCGGCTACGACAGCGGCCGCCCCACCCACGTCATGGTGCACCACACCGCCTCCGGGCCCAGCTCGGACGGCTGGCCCGACGTCAACTACATGACCTACTCATCGGACAACCGGCCGGTGGCCAACCTCTACGTCAACCGGGCCGGCGCCTGGTGGGTGATGGCCGCCGGCGCGACGAACACCAACGGCAAAGGCGGCCCCGTCGACGGGTGCCCGGCCGACTCCATGAACACCCACGCCATCGGGATCGAGGCCGGCAACAACGGCACCGGCGAACCCTGGCCCCCGGCTCAACAGGAGGCCTACACCACCGCGGTCGCCGCGCTGTGCGACGCCTACGACATACCGACCGGCCGGGTGCTGTCTCACGCGGAATGGGCACCCGACCGCAAGATCGACCCCGCCGGCCCATCGCGGTGGGCGCCGTCGGGCACCTGGCCGATGGACCCATTCCGGGCCGACGTCGCCGCCGGCTGGCCCGGCGGCGACGAACCCGAACCCGACGACGACGCGCCCAACGCACAGGAGGACGAACCCATGTTCCTGATCAAAGCCGCCGGCAAGGGCACCGCCCTCGTCGCTCAGAACGGCGCCGGTGTCACCTTCACCTGGGTGCACTCAGCCGACGACGAGCGGGCCTTCGGCGGCGCCGGCATCAAGACCTGCACGGTGACGCCGGCCCAGTTCGACGCCTTCCGCAACGCCGCCGGCGCACCCGAGCAGGTCGCCCTCGTCGAGTGAGCCTGTCCGACGAGGTCG